GTGCAAGATCTCTACACCGTCACCGAAATCGCCGACCGCATCTGCCGCGCCGATGGCTTGCGTCTGTCCGATCACGCTCAGATGCATTCCTTTGTGAAGAACTGCGTCCGGCGCAATCTTCTTGAGCAAGGGGAGACCGTTGATGCGCGCGGGACGTGGGCCTTCCCGGTCTTGGAAATCTATCGTGCGCGTATCCTGTCGACCTTCGCGCGCTTCGCGATGGACATCGCCAGCTACGAAACCGATCTGGCTTATGCGCTGACCAACAACAGGCCAGCCGCTCTTGCGGAGGATTGGCCCGCGCGAACGAAGGCGACAGGCCCCGCGATTTGGCGCGGGCTACGCGATATTGTGGAAGGCGTCGCCGCCGGTGAACGCTGGGCGCTGCGCGCACGGCTCTATCGGGCGGGCTATACGACGGCGGCTGGCGTCAAGCTTCAGTTCGTGTGGCTCGACAGTCCCGACCTGAAGGTTTCGGCCGAAGATGTGCAGCGGATTGATGAAACTTTCGGGACAGGGAAGCCGCAGGCTGAGTTCACGTTTGATCTGAACGCGCTCTTTGCAGGCCTGCCTAAGCTGGAAGCCGAGGCCTGATCCGATGGGCGTCCGCGACCTGATCCATCGCCTGACTGCGCCCAAACCGCTGACCGTGCGTCGTTTCGACGGCGCGGCTGGCGGTCGCCGCTGGTCGGCCTCGCCGTCGTTCGGTCGCGTCAGCGCCGAGACCTTGACCGCGTCCGCCCCGATCCGGTCTCGCGCACGTTACTTCCACGCGAACAACGCCTGGGCCGCCAATGGCGTGAATGCGCTGGTCGCTGGTCTCGTCGGGACGGGCATCGTTCCCGCCTCCGCACATCCTGATCCCGCTGTCCGCGCCGAGATTGCACGTCGGCTGAATACATGGATGCGCCAGGCCGACGCGGACGGCCGCACCGATTATTACGGCCTGCAGGCTGCGGCTGTGCGCGGGATGGTGATCGACGGCGAAAGCTTCTTGCATTTGGAAACGCGGGGCGAGGGCCTACGCCTTCGCCTGCTGCCGCCGGAACTTATTGACGAAGCCGACACGCGCGATCTGGGCAACGGCGGTTATGTCGTCGCGGGCGTGGAGTTCGACGCCAGCGGCGGCCGCGTCGCTTATCATGTCCTGAAGGCCCGCCCGACGGACGTCTTTGCTCATGCGTCCGGCTCGATCCGTGTTCCGGCGGAAGACATGATCCACCTGTGTGCGCCGCTCGGCGCCGGTCAGGTGCGCGGCGTGTCCTGGCTCGCTCCCGTGCTGCTGCGCCTCGCTGAACTGGACGCCACAGAAGACGCCTTGGCTGTCGGGGTGAAGATCGCGGCCCTTCATGCGGGCTTTCTGGTTGATCAGAACGGGACCGGCGAACCCGTCGACGGCGATCCCGCCGACATCAGCTTGGAACCGGGAACGGTGCGTCGTCTGCCGAACGGCTTTGACATCAAGTTCAGCACCCCGCAGCAAGCGCAACAGACGGCCGAGTTTGTCGCCCATTCTATCCGCGCGATCGCCGCCGGTCTGAGCGTTCCGGCGCATCTGGTCAGCGGCGATCTTCGCGAAGCTAACTACGGCTCGCTCCGCGCGGGAATGATCGCTTTCCGCCAGCGCCTTGAGCAAATCCAGTTCGGGACGATCATCCCGCAACTCGCTGATCCGATCTTCGGTCGCGCGGTCACGACCCTGGCCCTGCTGGGCGAGATCCCCGCCGACGGCTTCGGCTCCGACTATCTGGCGGCCGAACATTATCCGCCAGCGCAACCGTGGCTGGACCCGCAGAAGGATGCGGCGGCGATCCGCGAAGCCTTGGACTCGGGTTTGATGTCGCGCCGCCACGCCGTTGCTGAACGCGGCTATTCCGTCGAAGCCCTGGACGCCGAGATCGCCGCGGATCGCGAGCGCGAAGCAGCCTTGGGCCTGAACTTCACCGCCGCCCCGAAACCCCAACCGGAGGCGTCCGCGTGACTGTCCTGAACCTCGAAACCCGAAGCGCGCCGTTCGCGCCCTCGACCTGGAACGCTGAAGCCCGCACCGTCGAAGCCGTCATCTCGACCGGCGCCGACGTTCAGCGGATCGATGCGCGCGGCCCCTACATTGAGCGGCTCGACCTGTCGAGCGTTGACCCGACCGCGCTCGTCGGCCTCCCGGTTCAGGTCAACCACGAAACCACGACCAAGGCGACTGTAGGCGTCATTGCGGCGGCCCGCCACGAAGGGGCGGCCCTTGTCGCAACCATTCGCTTCAGCGCCGCCGAAGACGCGCGAGACACCGTGACGAAGGTCGCCGAAGGCGTCCTGCGTGGCGTCAGCATTGGTTACGCCCCTCAGAATATTCGCGAGACGACCGAGGCCGGTCGCCGCATCAGAACCGCCGCCCCTGCAATCCGGGAAGTTTCGCTGACGCCGATTCCGGCCGACTCGGCTTCTCACATTCGGAGCAATCCCGACATGACGATCCAAACGCCGGCGGTCGAAACGGCCGCTCCCCCGCCGCAGGTCGATACCCGCGCGGCCGTGAATGCTCAGATTCGAGCGATGGCCGAGACGGCCGGACTTGATCGCACCTGGGCCGACTCGCAAATCGACGCCGAGGCCGACGTTCACGCCGCCCGCGCTGCCGCTTTTGAGGCGCTGGCCGCTCGCACGACGACGGCGATCCGCACGGCGACCGTCGGCTTCAGCCATGAAGACCCCGCCGTGATCCGCGAACGCCAGACCGAGGCCTTGGCTTGCCGTATGAGCGGCGCCGAGCCGAGCGAGGCCGCGCGCCCCTATATGACCTGGGGCATCAAGGACCACGCTCGCGACGCCCTCGTGCGGTCGGGCGCTGCTGGCGTGACCATGCTGGGCGGCGAAGAACTGCTGTCCCGCGCCATGCATACGGTCAGCGACTTTCCGGCCCTGCTGACGGGCGCCGGTCAACGCATCTTGGAGCCGGCCTATCGGGCGGCGCAATCGCCCCTGAAACAACTGTCCCGCAAGCGCACCCTCGACGACTTCCGGGCGGCCAGCCTGATCAAGCTGGGCGAGTTTTCCGCCCTGCAGAAAGTCACCGAGTCCGGCGAGATCAAGTCTCTGACGGTGGGGGAGGCCGCCGAGGGCTACTCGCTGGAAACCCTGGCCGGGATCTTCAACCTGTCCCGCAAGGCTCTGATCAATGACGACCTGGGCGCCTTCGCCCGCTGGGGCGAGATGATGGGGCAGGCGGCCGCCCAGGCCGAGGCGGATCAACTGGTCGGCCTGCTGCTGCAGTCGAGCGGCGCCGGCCCGGTGATGGGCGACGGTGTTCGTCTGTTCCATGCGGACCATAGGAACCTCGCCGGGACGCCTTCGGCCCTTTCGGTCGAAAGCCTGAGCGCCGCGCGCCTGGCGATGCGGACGCAAAAGGGCCTGGACGGTAAGACGCCCGTCGCCGTGCAGCCCAAGTTCCTGCTGGTCGCCCCCGACCTGGAAACGACGGCCGAACAAATCCTGGCGGAACTGAACGCCTCGACCGTCAGTGATCAAAACCCGTTCGCGGGCAAGCTGACGCTGCTGGTCGATCCGCGCCTTCCGGCCAAGTCCTGGTATGTGTTCGCCGATCCGGCGGTCCACGCCGTGTTGGAATACGCCTACCTGTCCAGCGCCCAAGGCCCGCAACTGGCCTCCCGCGATGGTTGGGACGTGCTGGGCCGCGAGTTCCGGGTGATCCTGGACTTCGGCTGCGGCGCTGTCGATCACCGCGGCGCTTACCGCAACGCGGGCGCCTGATCATGATGACGCTCGCTCAGAAACTCGTCGAAGCCGAGGACGCCTATCACCGCCTGCAGGTGGGGCAGGGCGTCGTCGAAGTCAGCGACCAATCGGGCGAGCGACTCAAATACGCCTACGCCAGCCGGGCGGCGCTCGCGGCCTACATCGCCGATCTGAAGCGGCAAATCGCGGGCGCCGGCCAAGCCTCGACCTTCCATTTCTCGACTTCCAAAGGAGTCTGATCATGAAAAACCATGTCCAGCGTGGGGATACCCTCACCATTCCGGCCCCTGCGGCCGTTCTGTCGGGCGGCGTTGTCGTCGCCGGCGCCATCGTCGGGGTCGCCAACGGTGACGCCGCCTCGGGCGCCCCGGTCGATGTTGACGTGACCGGCGTGTTCAACCTGCCCAAGGTGTCCGCCCTGGCGATCGCGGCCGGCGATGTCGTTTATTGGGACGCGGCCGCCGGCCTCGTCACGAAGACCGCCAGCGGCAACAGCAAGCTGGGCTATGCGAGTGAAGCGGCCGCCAATCCTTCGGCGTCCGTGAACGTGCGCCTGGTGCCGACGGTCTGATCCAATGGCGAAGACGGTTGCGACCTTCCGGCAAGCTGATTTGGCCCGTGCGGTGAAAGCCGCGCGCGCTGTCGGCTTGGCGGTGGTCGCGACCGAAATCAGCCCTGACGGAACGATCCGGCTTGAGCACGAAGCCGTCTCGATCAACAATTCGTCCGACCCGTTCGATCAATGGAAGGCGAAACGCCGTGAGGGTTAAACTCAAAGGGATCAACCGGATCACGAAGCGGCTCGCTAATGGTTCGCAGGTCACCTATTACTATGCGTGGAAGGGCGGCCCTCGGCTGAACGGCAAGCCCGGTTCGCCTGAGTTCATCGCCAGCTATAACGAAGCGGTCGCGGCCCGCGCGCAAAAGCCCGCTGGCGTCCTGTCGTCTATTCTGGACGCTTACGAGTCTTCGTCGGACTTCCAATCGCTCGCTGACCGGACCCGCGCCGATTACAAGAAGCATCTGCGCGCCATCGCGGCCGAGTTCGGCGACTTCCCCTTGGCCGCGCTGAGCGATCGACGCTCGCGTGGCGAGTTTCTGGCGTGGCGCGACCGGCTGGCGGTGACCTCCCGGCGTAACGCCGATTATCGTTTTTCTGTCTTTGCTCGCGCCCTGTCATGGTCCTTCGACCGTGGGCTGACCACGCTAAACCCCTTGGAGCGTCCCGGCCGCCTCTATCGCGCTAACCGGAACGACTCCGTCTGGACCGATGCGGACGAAGCGGCCTTCCTCGAAAAGGCGCCTGCCCATTTGCACCTTGCGCTGACCCTGGCGCTATGGACCGGCCAGCGACAAGGCGACCTGCTGCGGCTGACCTGGACCGCTTACGACGGCGCATCGATCCGTCTGAAGCAACAGAAGACGGGCGCGCGCGTCATGATCCCTGTCGGGGCGCCGCTCAAGGCCGCCTTGGATGCTGCAAAGCGCGCGCGGGAAGACGCAGACAAGAAGGTCGAAGCCCTGACGATCCTGATGACGGAGCGGGGCCACACCTGGACCGAGTCCGGCTTCCGCGCATCGTGGCGCAAGGCCTGTGAAAAGGCGGGCGTCCGCGACGTGACGTTCCACGATCTGAGAGGGACGGCGGTCACCCGTCTGGCGCTCGCCGGGTGCAGTGAAGCGGAGATCGCCACGATCACAGGCCATAGCCTGCGCGATGTCGGCGCTATCCTGGACTCGCACTATCTGAAGCGGGACGGCGGCCTAGCTGAATCCGCTATCCGCAAGCTCGAAACGAGAACAAAAACGCCCAACTAG